CCATAAAACAGAACTGCCCCAATATGGGCTAGTAGTGATTTAAGATAAGTCAAACATTCTTGATAATCTCTCATATTAACACTAACACCTAGTTCTTCCCCATAAACCGTTGTTGCTGCTACTAGGAACGATGGAGCATCTAGCCATTCTTCTAGTAGTCCTGCTTTCAATAAGCACTGCCATATAGCATGAACCGGATTGTAGTTCAGTGGCCAGTTTGCTGTCTCCGCTACTACTCCATCAATATAGAACTCAAGTCCACCGAAGTCTACCAGTCCTACTATACCAACTGATTCAATACTAGTCCATTGGGCAGGAACTTCTATAATCTTAGATACGAACTGCCACTCTCTCCCGATCAACTTAGGAACATCAATCGGTATGTTAGCTACTCCATTATCAAGATAGAACTGTAGTACATTTGCCCCTACGTTTCTCTCAGCCGCTATCCAGAATCCTACTTGGTGATAACTACTAAGGTCAACCGGTGTAAACGAGTAGTCGGATAAGAGACCTGTACCAAAACTACCATCTACTACTATCCTAGCTGAAGATACATCTGCCGGATTAGGATTAGCAACATAGTTCTCCGTACTAACCAAAGTGCTGATGTACGTTCTCTCGCTCCACAAACTAGTACAGTCTACGAATATAGAGCTAGTAAAACCAGAGTTCCGTAGTCTCACATCTATAGTATCATAACTTCCCATATCACGGATCGAATGAGCATGTAGGTGCTTTTCTAATTACTATCTTTATACTAGGTGCTCGGTTATATCTACCAATGTAGCAGTTATGCATGTAAGCATAGCACTGGTTTCTATAAGCTAGTGCCCAACTACTATCGTCGATAGCTCCCTCATCTATCATCTCTTGTGTTAGTTGTGCATTTATTGGCTGATTAGAAGTACCAAAATAGAAAGTCATGATTCCTATGTATTGTGCAGTCTCCTCTCTTGGACTATTAACTATTTGGTCTTCAAAGTCACTAAGTTTACTATCATCTTGCTGTCCAGTATCATGATCTTCAAAATCGGATAAATCAGATCTATCCCCAAGTACTAGTATTATACTAGCTTCTCCATCTATAGCATCAGCTAGAGATAGATTACCGTTCCATACTACATCATCATCATAGTAGACTGTGTATAGAGTATCTACTGGACCTAAGCAAAATCCCATCGCCCAAGTCAAGAAGTGCTTGTATCCTGTTACTGGATCAGGGGCATCAGGTGTAGACGCTCCTTGCTCGCTTTGTAGTACTTCATGTCTATGATTATTACTATACCAAAGTAAGTTGCCAGTCATCTTTGTGGTGCCTAGTACATCAGGTAGGGGTATTCCTTCTATGTTAGTCATTACTTCTAGCTCGTTCATCGGCTCCCCAGGAGCGGGCATATCTGGCATCATAGGATCAATGATACTACCTAGACCCATGCCTATACTAAAGCCTATCCATGCTCCATAGGGATTGCCGGCAGAGACTACCCAACCTATTACTGCTCCAATTACCCCTAGTACTACATTAGTTATCTTAGACATTCTTTATCCTAAAGTTAAACCGCCTTCTTCTATGCCATCGCTTATCTACATATAGTACTTTTTGAACTCCTGATAATTGCACCGCTTGGTATACTACTCTATCAAAATATATACCGCAATGACTAGTAGCCCTACCAAACTTATAAAGTACTAGGTCTCCATTCATCACACTCTTCAATGGTACTTCTATTATATCAGCCCTAGCCTTGAGTGCTAGATAGAATATCTCTTTGCTGATATGATGGCACCAATCGCTATCATAGTGTGGTATATTAACAGGTAGTCTAATTGCCCCAACCGCCTGGTATACTGCATTAGTAAAGTGAATACAATCTGCACCTACTTGTTTAACTCCTGCTAGGTGTCGAAATGGAGTACCTAACCACTCGTCTAGTTCCTTTTTCAAAGTAGCCTGATTGTCACTACTAGTAAAATACCAACTCATTTTGGTATCCATGTTGCAGGGTTATCTGTGGGAATCCATGGATGTCCAAAGAAGTTTACTATATTACTAAACTTACTTCTACAAGTAGCTATCTGCTTATCACACCCCGCATATATATAGATAGTCTCTCCTACTTTAAAGAAGTCATTGAACTTGTATCGGATACTAGCTTGCTGACCTATATGCTTAACTATCATACGATAATGATCTCTCTTGTAACCAGTATCAGGATTAGTATAGGCATCTCGCCATCTAATGAATCCTCTAGTGTAGTAATTCTCATCCTCATCCCCAAACTCTGTTGCATTAATTACTACCCCTGCACTATCTAGTATTGTTACAGTCGCAGTCTCTTCATAGTCATCCTTTTCTAGAGTACAAAGATCATCAAACAAGTCATTATTACAACTAATCTGATATCTATACTTTGGTATTCTCTGAGTTAAGAAGTGTTCAAACCCTACACAACTAATAGTAGCCGCCGTACCCTGAAAAGATACAGTCTTAATCTGCCCAACAAATACTACACTAGCTTCTTCGGGAATCACATCCTCATAGTACTTCATAACCTGCACCCATATCATATCTACCGGGTTAGTAGCTATGTACTTCATCACCGGATCTACTAGGTAGGCTACGTTTATATCTAGAGTAGTGACTTCGAACTGACTATCATAAGTAACGGTCCCTCTTTGTATAGTAGCAGGATAGTACCAATTCCCCTTATAATGTATTGGCTCACTGTAAGAAGTATATCTCCAATGCTCTACTAGTATCTGTTCTCCTGAGACACTAGCTTCTCCCCGCCAGATATGATACAACTCTATCGGTTTTCGAGTACTAGTCTCTTCCTCAGCAATATAGTCGTCTGTATGGTCTTTCACTATTCAAGACATCCCTTACGTCGTAGTCGTAGTAGTAGTCGTCGTAGTAGTGCTATACATGAGAGCAGTGCCACCATTAGTAGCGACAGAGAACCAATCAACAGTAGTATCAACTGTACTAGTAGATGCTCCTATCCATCCACCGGCTGATATACCACTATCAGTTCCTTCTAGTGTCCATGCTCCTGGCTCTTCACTTCCGTAGTTCCATATCTTCGCTTTAAAGCTATCACCTACTACACGGAGCCGGATGAACATCCATACATCATTACCCACAACATGAGCAGCGGGTCCGTCTATACTAATCCAGTCACCATTAAGATACCTACCTAGGTAGAACCAATCGGATGACCATACTGCCGTATAACCACTTTCAATAGGTGCAGCATTTACTCCACGTACTACTATACCAATTCCATTACCAGTACCTACTTGAGGAACACCTAGTAGAAGAACTTCTGCATCTTCTACTCCATCGAGATCATCCCAAGATAGTAACCACCGGTCATCTCCTTCCCGATCACCGTATAGTAGTTTAGTGCCTACATGAGGACCGCCTTGCTGACTAGTCTTGACTGTCCATGATATGAAGTCTCCTTCTTCCGTCCATCTCTCCGTCCAGTCATCCGGTTGTACTGCTGTCTCATATTCACTAAAGTCTGTCGTGTAGTACTCTACCCCCGGTGGTCCCGTAGTAGTCGTTACCGTTTCAGTAGTCGTCGTTACTGTCGTTGAGGTTGTCTCTGTACTACTAGTCGTCGTTACGGTTGAGGTAGTCGTCGCTGTGGTGCTAGTCGTCGATGTAGTACTGGTTGCTGTAACTGTAGTGCTAGTCGTCGTAACCGTTGATGTAGTCGTCGCTGTCGTGCTAGTCGTCTCTGTAGTACTAGTCGTCGATGTAGTGCTGGTTGCCGTAACCGTAGTACTAGTCGTCGATGTAGTACTCGATGTAGTCGTCGCCGTGGTACTAGTCGTCGCCGTAGTACTAGTCGTCGCCGTAGTACTCGATGTAGTCGTCGCCGTGGTACTAGTAGTCGTCGTACTTGTTAGACTAACTACATCATTTAAGGTTCTGAAAGGTAGTTCTGTTTGAAACGGACCATCTAGTGCCAAGAACTCTATCTTCATATCATCTGAGGATAGTCTCCCCATAAGTAGAAAGCAGCATATAACTCCATGGGTACTTGTAATACTCGTACCCATAGCGGAGTCCACAACCATAGTCGTAGCACTAGCTGATACTATCCTCCTTATAATCTCAGTACCATTAGGTAGTAATACATACAGAAACCGACCTGTAGTCTTATTATGTCTCCAAGTACTACTCCACTCGATATCCTGAATACTCAATGCAGTATCAGTATCAGAGAACGGCGCAGTAAGTATTACATCATCCTGCCATGAAGGATACCAGAACGGTCTCCACATGCCCCGATGATAATCATGAAGTCTATATAGGGGTAGTAGGTCGCGTCTATTATAACCACGAAAAGTATAGGTAGACTCTATAGTGCCTTCCGTAGTATAGGAATAGCTTGCCCCTTGTGCTAAGTACTTCAAAATATCAGGGTAGGATTCAAACATACTAACTAATGGATTACTTCTCTCTGGCTCAAGGTTTACTACCCTATACCCCATGTAAGGAGTAAACCAAGATCCCCACACCCAATACTCACTATCGGGATCAAACTCTTCTACTACCTCTATAACAAAAGAACCATGTCCATGACTCGTAACATTTGGTAATTGTACTGCTCTCCTAATTCTACCTTGTAATACAGGACAACATTTAGAGCCTACCGGCCATGTATCAACAAAGGGGTCATCCCATATTTTAACGTATACTATATGAGAAGTTCTATACTCCTTTATCTCATACGTATCATAGTCCTGCATAACTACTACAGGAGCATGAGTTCCCCATGTTCGAACATCAGCATCTAGTGTCCAGAATGTATCCCCGCTTGTAGGACTACACTCAGTAGTAATAAAAGTTAAGTCGCACCATATAGGAACACCAAAAATCTTATCGCTAGCCCTATATAGTTTTCTCTTTAGATAGTTACTCTCCGCTGCTGTCTGCGGCGTGACGGTAAACTCAATAACCTTACTAGGTGAGTGTATTAGGCTAGCTCTTTTTTCTCCTTTCACCAAAGAGGTTTGTATAGAAGTTTTCCATTGCCTAGTAAGAGTAAAAGGATAGGCCCAATCTGGCTCTATCATTAAGTAATCGTCGCATATCACTTCAGGATTCTCCTGATAAATTCTTTCCTACTAGACAAAACATTGAGTATAGCATTTTGTCCAGAGCTAGTAGACAGATACCTATCTAGTTCTGTGGGATCTACTACATTTACAATATTGATTTCCGGTGCCTTCTGTGCTTCTTTACCCACTGATCTGAAACGTCTTTCTTCTACTGCTCCACCAGCAGCGTAACCAGTCCTACGTGGTACACTAGTTGCATATGCAGGGACAGGTAGTCGGTAACCATCAAACAAGTTAGGCGGGATGAGTCTTTGCCGTAGTCCTTCCATGACTCTCCTACCATACATCTTCACAGAGTCTATGGGTAGTACCCACTCTCCCGCAGTAGCATTGACCTGGATGTTGTCGGCTCTCTTGTGAGGACTACGCCCTGGTACTTCCCCGCCCTTAGCCAAATTAGTACTAGTTACTTTTGCTATACTCATTGCACCTTGAGCATAGATTAGTG